TCCGTTAATTCCTTTAATTTACTGTTTACGCCATTCATCCACATCTTGATAAAGAACCCAAGGCAAACCAGAGAGATTGAATTAATCACAGCTACAAATGCACTATCAAGCATATTAGGCTCCCTTCACTTATTTCGCTGGAAGAATTACTATATGAACAGTCCCGTTATCGTATGTGTATTTGTATTCTGTTTCTATCAGCCTGGAATTACGTGGCGCCTGTGGACGAGTCGGAGGAGAAAGAATTGTGGAAATCTCAGGCGTTGGAATACTTTCTAATCCACGAGTATCGATGGCTGTCAAGGCAAAATACCAAGTGCCGGCAGCCAAGCCATTGAGTTTTATCTGCAAATTCGTGCTGGGAATGTCAATTGACTTTGGCCCAGTCGGATCAATGGAATATGTCATACTATCATTAGCTAAGTTATATGACTTGGCATATTCAGCAGGAGTCAATGATTCAGGAGTATTCGATGTTCTATAATAATAAACCCGATATGATTGCAGATACGGAGCGTCAATGCTCGGGTCCCATGTTATCATTACATTGCATTCAACCGTATCGGCATAAAGAGAGATCGGTAAAAGGGTTAAGATTAAGACAACTGTTAATAATATTCTTTTTAATGTTTTCATAATGCCCTCCTAAATTGTTTTCCATGCACCATTTACTTTAATTTGAGCAGAAGCAATTGCCTTCCACTCACCGTTTACTTTTATGTATTTTGCAGTTGCCGTTTCTTTCCATGCGCCGATTACTTTTAAATGTAAATGAACATCACCGGAAAGAAACAATAATGCGCTATGTCGAATGGTTATGCTCATAAATTATCCAAAACAATAAACAACTGCATCAAATTTTCTGTCAGTTGTATCATTTATGCTACATTGGGCTCTAATAGTTATCCTTGTTCCAATGGGTAATGACAATGGAATGAATGGTGTCCATATTGGACGAACTCTCTCTCCGGCGACAGAAACAGCTAAACAGAAATTAGGTAGAATTGCAATTTCATTTCCAGCAGCCCCTATTCCTACATCCATCAACCACCAATTTCCACCTGTAGTCCTGCCTGCATTAACTTGGTTTCCTATTCCAACGAAAAATCCAAAACATGGAACCGTTGTGGCAGCAACTATTTCTGTCCATGCACCCTTCGTATTTGCCGAAGCACCAGGATCAATTGATGTTCCTCCTGAACCAGCAGTATTAGCTCCATATGTAGTTACATTCTGAAACCCATAAGGACAACCAAAACTACCAGGAATAGGCATGACCCCAATGGCCCCATTTTTATTACCAGTAGTAGATTGTCCTCTTAATGATATCCTTACTCCAGCAGGCAATTCTAAAGGAATAGAAATTGACCCAAGAGCAAATTTATCATTTCCTATGCCACCACCAGTAAGATTATTTATTATCGCAGTCTCCTGCCCTGCGGCGCCAATACCAATATCGAAAAGATAATCATATGCATCAGCATATGGATGTTGAAGAATAAGTCCTGATGACCTTTGTGCTATTGCTGATATTAATTCTGTCCATTCACCCTTAATATTAGCAGATGCATTTGTAGTACAAGAATTATACCAACTATTTGCTAAACTTGGAGAACCAACATCTCTTATTCCCATACCACCCAAAAATTGCCAATCACTCATTTTAACCACCTACATCTTTAATAAGTTCCAAGCAAAATCCCTAGCCGTCCCATCTGTCTGCTCAAGACTGCAAATCACTTCTGTATCAACAGCAATTGGGACACTTAACTTAACGGGTTCTGATTGTTTATGTGCATATGTCGCCTGATAAGCTAATCCACTAGTGCCATCATGGTAAATTGTATCATAGAGTTTAAATATAACAATATCGCCTGATGTCATGAAAGATGAATCAACCTTTAACACATATATGCCTGGTCCTTGAGTTGTTAACTTAAATTCATTGTCCAATGTTGCTGATACAGAACCATGATCTATCGATGTTGGATTTGCCATAATAAACTCCTAAATAAACTCCTAAATAAACTTCTAAGCTGTATATTGGATGTATATGGAACCATCCGGAATGCCAGTAGTGGATGATGTCGCAGCGGTCCCGTAATAAATGTTCACCACTCTGCCACCAGTCCCAAGCGTTCCGGCATCATCATAATTGGCAGAAATGTGGACTGTGCCGGAGGTGCCTGTGTTGGTAATTATCCCACCATCTTTAAATGTGCGCCCGTAATCATCCATGAAATGAGCCTCACTCTATATTTTAACCATGACAAAAAAACAAATTAGCTGCAACACCACCAGTGGGCCATGTCCAGCCCGTATTGCCGCTGACGTTCGTGTTTGTTCCATCCGAAGCATCCCATATTGCCCCACCTTCAACTGTCATGTCCTGAATCACGCAATAGGATACTGTACTTGTGCCGGTGGTATCGCTCAATGTAGCTGCTACCCCACCAGTAACAGCCTTGATGGAGATATTATAGTCGTCCGTTCCAGTTGCTGCCAACGACGTATCCTGATCTGTCCCGCTCGTGAATTGGATATCGCTGTATTGATAAGTCGCATCAGGTGTTTCCAGAGTTATTGATCCAAAAGTGTTAGAGCCCGTAATGATACAATCGTAGTTTCCAGCATGTTTAGTAATCTTTAAATCTCCAAATGTCTTTCCTCCGCCGGCAAATGTAACATCAGCAGTCAGCGTGTTATTAGAATCACCAATATCGATATCAGGGGCATCGGAGACTGTCAGACCAGTCGTTGTGGACATGTCAAAGATTGTACCGGTCAGGCCGTTGAGAATGATCTTGCCGCTGCCGGCAGAATCCTTGAGCTCTCTGGTGTTGGAGTTTGAAGAGGAAAACACGGCACATGTTAAAGTCTGTCCATTAATATCAAAAGTCCCTTGCGTAAGCGTGAAGGCTCCCGTATGAACAAGAGCTGAAGAAAGCTGTACAGTACCACCATAAGAATATACCGTAATTCCGCCTGAACCAAACGACCCATTGCGATTAATAGATAACACAGACGCAACCCTGGCATCTAATGTTATGGTATCACTTGTACTTGTAACGGTTAAACCACTACCTGTTAATGTTAAGTCACCATAATAAGTAGCTGTTGCCAACGCCAATGTATCTGCCTCCGTGAGTGCCGACACATCAATAGCCCCAACTCGCAGCAAATCATTAACTGTTGCTGTATTACCAGTATCATCCCATGTCAAATTATCAATGACCGCTATATCTTGTGGCAAATGATAATTATTAAGCGACGGACTTCCTCCACCAGATGATGTAGACCAAATATTGTCATACCAATTAAAATTTGCTGTTCCCGCATCAGCATAAACTGTTTTCGGATCACTGACATCCTGAATATATCCTCCGCCAGTAGTCTTTGTATTTCCTCCGCAGTCGCCAACCCTTGTCAGTGTCACAGTCGGAGTGTTTGTGTCGGCGATCTTGATGTCCTGAAGGTCGATATCCGTGAATGTAAGAGTCTTGCTTGCCGCTGAGACGGTAATAGTCCTGGTAGTGCCGATAGTGCTCGATCTGATAAGAGGTCGATAAGTTGGATTATCATTCCCAACTCCACCACCCAGCCAGGAAGAATTGTCTCCAACACTAAAGTCATTAGCAAATGTAAGGATTGTATCCCTGAAATCTCCATTGTGGGTAATATTGAATTGTTTGAATGACGCTCCAGAACCTGGTGTTATCGCATAAGTGCGAGCAGCCGTTGGTGCAGGGGTAAAGTTAATAATCCCCCAAGCAACACCCCCAAAATGATGCGCTAATGATGTATTTGGTGCAATATTAATCGTGTGATTGGCATCGGTCATTGTTAATGTGCAATGATCAAAAATCACTGAACCACACGAAATCACAGAAGTCCCCAACGATAACGTCACAGCCCCTGCTCCATTATCGCCAAATAACCCTACCACTGTCATGTTATAATTGTTTGTGGTCAAAGAAGAGCCGTTTTGATATAGAAGAAGCTGTTTAGCAGACAATGCATCTTGCAGCGACACATCAGCGCCATTCACTACCAAAATAGTGTTTGGGGTATTCAGGGAAACGCCTGCCGTTGTTATATTGCAAGCATTAGTCCAGAAATAAATGTTGCCTATGTGCGTCCATGTTACGTTTGCATCTAAAGTAAAATCGCCTCGGCAATGAATAGTGCCGCTGCCAGAAATAGTGATTCCCGATGTTCCCGAGGCATTAAAATTTAGACAGTTTACCTCGCTATCAATAATTAGAGATGTTACAGCCGCACCAATAGTTACGGCATCCGCAGCATCAGGAATCCCGGCACTCCAGTTTCCTGCCGTTGACAATTTGTGATCTGCTGTTGTATCATCAAACCGTGTTGCCATTACTCCGCTATTTCCTCATCAGGCGCTAAATCAACAATTGTTTGTGGAATAACCCTTGACGCAGCATCCCATCCGTATAGATCCGCCGCTTGGAGAACTCCTTTGGCGAAATTCTCTAATCCTTGTTCTTTTAAATATCTTCGCACCAATACCCTCAATACCCACCGAACGTTTTTGATAAAGGGCTTACGGTTGTCCGGTATGATAAAATTATCAGGAACATGCTTCCACTCGCCAGGAGGAAATATTTCACCATTAATTGTAAACGTTCCGCTGAAATTGGGGAATGTTTCCTGCGCTTCGGCAATCTGGGCATTTGTGATAATATTAATTAGAACTTTCATTATTAAGCCTCATTTTTCCTTAAATCAGAATCATATATGCCGTTTTCATATAGAAATGTAGCTATATCTCTGGCTGATGTCCCAAGCGATAACGTTGGACCCGCTGTACCGCCAATAACGCCACCCATCCAATTAAGAGTTCCGGCAGTACCCCCAGCCCCCCAGTTTATCTTACTTGTTCCATCTGTTCCCTGTATGCAGATAAGCCGATATACTTGACCATCTACGCCGCTGGTGCCAAGAATTGTTACCGTGCCAGCTGTTCCTCTTACTACGATATATTGTGATGCAGCGTTGTTCCAGTCAATATCACAAACAGTAGCCCCAGTTCCAACCGTTCCAGCATTATATAATCCCGCATATAATGTCCCGGTTCCAATTGTACCCGATGTGCCTGATACACCTGAAGTGCCCGATGAGCCATTGCCGCTGGTACCAGATGTGCCGGAAATACCACTTGTACCAGATGACCCGGAACCTCCACCAACGGAAATCGCCGCAGTCCCAGATACAACAGATGTGCCGAAATTAATGGTAAGGTTATTGGCATCTACAGCGGTGATGCTTTCCGGGGACACAACTGCATTACTGATATATACTTCGACAACAGGGAATTTGTAGTTGAGATTATGAACAACCGACCAAGAGCTGCTAGCCTCACCTTGTTCATGTTGATATCCACCAACAACGCTGGATACTGTTATGCCAGATGTACCGGAAGAACCTAGCCCGGAAGTGCCGCTTGATCCTGCCAAACCACTAGTACCAGATGATCCAGCAAGTCCGGATGTACCAGATGAGCCATCAATACCAGAAGTCCCGGATGATCCAACACCAGATGTACCACTAGAGCCGCTTACACCAGATGTCCCTGATGAACCTAAGCCTGAAGTACCTGATGAGCCTGAATCGCCACTTGTACCAGAGCTGCCGGCCACACCACTTGTTCCTGAGCTTCCATCCACTCCAGATGTTCCACTGCTGCCTACGCCGCTTGTACCACTAGATCCGGATATCCCACTAGTTCCGGATGAGCCTAATCCCGATGTTCCGCTTGAGCCCGAATCACCGCTAGTTCCGCTGCTACCCGCAAGGCCAGATGTACCGCTCGATCCTGCAATTCCTGATGTTCCAGAACTTCCAACTCCACTTGTACCACTTGAGCCTGATATGCCGGACGTGCCAGAAGAGCCTAACCCACTCGTTCCAGATGAGCCAGCCAAGCCCGATGTCCCACTACTGCCGGCTATACCTGATGTACCTGATGACCCCGTAACACCACTAGTCCCTGATGAGCCTCCAATGCCAGATGAACCAGAACTCCCTGAGACTCCTGATGTACCTGACGAGCCCAACAACACCCCATCCACACCACTTGTCCCAGACGATCCCGCAGAACCACTTGAACCTGCCGGTGCAGAGTTGGAAAAGGTAATCGTTATGGGAACCTGGGTCGCAAGAGTTACCGCTATATCTTCAGTAATAGTTGCCATTATGCAGACCCCGCAGTTCCGGAAAGCCTGGTAACATCAAATTCAAGATCCAGTTTCCCCTTCATTACCGTATAAACTTGGTTGCTGTTTGTGGTAACTACGATATCAAAATCATACTCACCAGGATCGAGATTAATGGTATCTGATGGATTAAGGGTAATGCTGCAAGACCCATCCGTTCCCGCAGTGGTATCGGAAAAGGCTGTTACTATTTTCTGAAATGATGCCTCTGCATCTGAAAGGGAATAATGGGTCTTTGCGGTGAAATGGACTACCCAGTTTTTAATGCAATAAGGAGTGCCATCAGACTTCTTAAAATTGACAGCGTAGTTTATGGTATCCCCTCTTGTCATGGAAAGCCGTTTTAAGGCCATAACGACACCTCTTCCTTATTGGACTATCAATTCAGCAGTGACTAGGCTGTTGGCCCCAGCGGTTCCGGCCCCGGATTGCGTGGCGTATATTTTGACAAATGGAGAGAGAACAGGAGTTATGGAGCGGAAAGTGCTGGCTATGGCAGGCCCGGAAGTTCCAAATGTTCCTTCACTTGCCGGATCTACATATGTCCCATCAACAACAGCGCAACCTTTATAAGAGAAAAACGTGGTGCCACAAGTCGTTGATGTGCCGGCAGCTATGGATTGAAAAATGGAGAATTTATCGTTATTGGCTATGTACCTGAGATCGATTGGACCCGCTGTACCGATATCGCCTGCTGATAATGCTTTAGATTTGAATAAAGGAATGGTGGTAATTCGTGCCATGATCGCACCTCCAAATAGGCATTGTTAAGGGGGATACGCCCCCATATCGCTATATTACTTTTTCTTATAACTGAGAGCCGGAAGTTCCTGTTGCCGCAACTGCTGCCGTACCGGAATAACCTGACGAAGTAGCCTTTGTCACTAATGAAACGTTAGCTGATAAGGCAACATGCGTATCGTTTATGAGATCTTCCATTAACTGTTTAATCTTTAAAATCGCCATTTGTAAATCCTCCTTTAGAAGTATAGTGTGTAACTCAACGTGGTTGTAGATTTAACTGCCGAACTCACGATCCCGCATTCGCTGCATCTGGGAGAGAGTCTTTCGCATCTTCTCAGAATAAGCATCAGGAATAGGACCAAATCGTTCGGTAAATGCATCTGCATAATACTTGGATAAGTTAGGGTTAAATATGTCTGAATCAGGCTTGAGGAAGCAAAGATGAGCCGCCCAATCAAGCAATCCGTCATGATGCTTCTCTTCAATCTCCGGTTGCGTCTGCATGGTGAAAGAAAGTAAGGGTAAACGGGAAACGGTTAAATAAGCTGTATCCGCTATGGATGGAGCCAAGACAAAGGTTATTGTATTATTTGGCTCATTCATAAAGTATATTGGATTCCCACCCGAACCCGCTGTGCCCACTGTGCCGCTTGTTCCCCACCAGCCGGATACTCTTTCGTCTAATTCTGCATATGTAACCGGACCGACAAGGGGAAATGTCATGGACTTTAATTGGCAACGTTTAACTTGCAGGATTTTTGGAGAGAGATAATAAAACGCCTGATCAGGAACAATGGTCAGGGTGCATAATGGTTTCTGGCCAAGCGTACCTGCCGTACCTGCCGTTCCCGAATCATTCGCTGTAACGCCATCTATGATTAAATGGCCACGACGAACGGCTTGGACTTCTGCGCGATTAAGGTTGCGAAGAAGCTCAATATCGGAAAACGCATAAGGAATGGTCATGTCATCTAGTCTGGTTTCCCGCAATTCATCTATTAGCTCTTTCCCGGTTGCCATTACTGGATGCTATCCTCCTGGACTTCGGTGATATTGTCTGTAGGTGGTTGAGCAGAATGAACATCCCTTTGAATCACATGATAAGTTACTCTGGGAATGTTCTTTTTATACTCCTTGCCATCTTCGTCATAGAATGTGTCTGTTCGGATCTTGGTATCGAGCATCTTCAATACCGGACGAGGAAGATCGATCTCCTCATTCGGCTTAATCAGAAAAGCAAATCCGTTCAACGAGACGAACAGGCCCTCTTTAGGAATATCCGCACTTTCATGAATTATAACGCGATCACGTATATGACCGCGAGGATTAATGAAATAGTTTTCCGGATTCTTCTCTTGGTCCGTCTTTGGTCTTACTGGCATAAATCCTCCAATTTGGGGAGCCCGGCAGGGAAGAAGGAAAGGAAGGAGGAAACCTTAATCCCCACCAGGCCAAGGTTAAGAGTTGGTTAATTCTGTTTACTCCTTATAGGGCATATGAATTAGAGATACCCAGTCATTTACCGTTCCGCATGTTGCTGCCGCATCACCTGAAAGAACGTTATAAGCACCTGCCGTGCCACCGCCAAACCGTTTATAGGCTCCAGCCGTGCCCGTTGCATATTCCATATAACCAACAGGAACCATGCCTTCGGGACAATCAGGCAAATAAGCAGATGTCGAATCCGTACCTTCGTTGCCGGCGACAATGGTGCCTTGAGTTCCGAAACCAACGCACACGAGATATTTCACATAGGTTGACTTGGACTGGGTGCCATTGGGGAGTCGAATATTGTCCTGGGCGTAGGCTGTTCCAACCCGACCATTAATAGCAATAAATATAGGAAGGGGAATAGCAACACCGCATGTCCCGCCAGTACCAAGCTGGATATCCACACAGGAACCATGCGTTCCACCTGTACCTGCCCAAATAACACGATTGGTAAGAGATTGAATTGCTCGTCTCAAACCATCTTGCCATTCAACATCATGTAACCGTCTGTCAGCCACCTTTGCTGTAAGGGGCGCATCATCAAATTTTCTATAAGCCATGTTTAAATCCTCCTAAAAAGTTGCGTTGTCCTGAACTTTTAGGCTTAAATGGCATGCCGGTCAGGATGGGCAGCATGCGTGTGTTGTGCTTGGACCAACTCTATCCGAAGCTAAAGTTAATCAAAACTCTTAACTTAATCCGTACAAGCCGCTTCATATACTGCCATCCAGGAATCATTAAGGATAACAGTACCTTGCATTGTTTTCCATGACACCGAACCACGCTGACCAAGAGGATCAGACTTGGACGGGACAGGATTGATAACAATGGGCGTAATGGCGAACTTGCCCTTGAGTGCAATAATCCCGTAAGCGTCTTTACCGAAATACATCACAGGATAAACGTCGCACCGAGAGCCGAGGGTTGTGAGCAGGCCGGTTGTCGTTGTAGACCCGCCATCTTCATAAGGACTAAAAATGGTGGATTTGAGATACCGGCAATCTTCACAGGCGCCAATTTCAGTTTCCCATGCGCCAACCTTTCCATAATCCGCTACGGAAGTGAACCCTGTCAAGCCACGAATGTCAGATGTCATATCCACATGAGTCACGCCGACAAACGCAGGAAGGATGGATTCCGTGTTGAACGAGGGGGTAGACTTAACGATACTGGTTATGTGCTGGGCTTCCTGGCGTTCCAATGCACGGACTATCTTGCGCTGATCCGCACGAGCAATAACGGTGGCAACTGATGTACGGGCAGTTACGGAATTTGCGTAGAAAACATTCGTACAGGCCTTCAAAACATCATAGCGAAGGGTTTCCACTGTCTTTGCCGCTTGTTCCGCAATGACATTCTGGGCTTCCTGAAGAACGGGATCTTCATGAGTGTCTTGGATTATATCTGTAATGCCGACCAGATCGCCATACTGATGCAGGGTCACAGAGATATCGCTTGCGGTTAACTTTTTGCCTATCGGAGTTACGCCCTCAGTCAATGCCGTAGTAGCAAGGGCCAATGCGTTATATCTCCGGAAATTCATAGTTTGAGTTTTGTTTGCGGGAAGAGACTTGGCTTGACCAAATTTCTCCAACACAGATAGGGCATGGCTCGTTTTAAGAGCTCTACCACCACATATGCCGCAGTTCTAGGTTGAATATCCCCATAAGTTGTTATATTTGCCATAATTTATTAGCCTCCTTGCCTGTTAAGGGCCTCATCAAATGCGGACTCAAAATCATTGGCCTGAGACATAGCAGCATTCACCGCACCTCTACGGGTGGTCACTGCGGTCATGGCCTGCTTGCGTTCAGCCTTTTTTGAGTCTATATTCACAACATTTTGAGGGGTATCAGGCGTAGTTTGAACAGGTGGGATAATGCCGGTTTCTTTTTTGAAGTCAGACAGCATATCAACAATATCCGATGCTGTGCCTGATTCATAAATAGCCTGCAATCCTCCCTGTAAATATTTAGGTTTAGATGCGATCCAATTTGTAATTGAACCGTCATTAACATATTTTTCGTAATCGGAGTGACTCTGGGCTATGGATGAAAAATGCAACTCCTCGGCTTCGTTGGCAAACCTTTCCCGAGTCTGAGCAGTAAACTCATTAACGGGTTTCAAGGATTCCATCATTTCATTAAGCCGTGAATCGAACTTTTCCTCTAATCGCTTTAGCGCCAGGTCACGCTTCTTGCCCTCCATTTTGGAAACAAGATCAAACTCGGAATCATAATCCGCTAACTCAGCCTTTTCCTTATCCGTAAGAAGATCCATGAAAGATGATGGGTCCTTCTTCGGCTCTGGAGAAATAGCTGGCTGGGATTTAATAGTTTGAACTTCGGCAAGTAATCTAGCTTTTTCTGTTTCCCATGATTCTTTATCGTGCTGCCAGATGCCTTGGAGCGTTTTCCATTTTTGCTCATAAGTGGTATCTTCAGCAGGAGTTGGAATGGGGATAGCAGGAGAAGTGACGAGAGTAGGGTCAGGTGGTTGGCCTGCCGGTTTCTCATCAATAATAGGTGGAGTTTCACCACCCGCTTTTTCATCAACTACTTTTTCATCTGCCTCTTTGAAATTTGCAGGATTGTCGGCTGGAGTTAACTCAGCCTCTACAACTTTCTCGGCAATATCAAATGCTGCATTGAACTCAGAATCCGGATCTAAACTTGGATCTGGAACGACAGCAGCTTCTTCACTTTCTAATTTGCCCTCAATTTCGGTGCCCATATAAATCTCCTTGTTATCTCCTTATAAAGTAATAAAAAAGGCGAACACTGGAAATTAACCCAACATT